GATGGCCCCCGGTGTGACAGTGTGCGCCCCGACCGTGCTCGTGTTCGTGTATCGGGTCGCCGTCAGGCTGTAGGTCGCCGCGACCGTATGCGCGCCGAAGGTATCGCCATCGGACAGAAGCGTCGCGGTCAGGTTTTGCGTCGCACCACCCTGCGAGATGGTGTGCGCCCCGAACGTGTCTCCGTCTGAAACCAGCGTCGCCGTCAGCGTGACAGCGCCGGGGGTGATCGTATGCGCCCCGAAGGTGCTGGTGTTGCTAAACCGGGTGGCCGTAAGGGTCTGGTTCCCGGCCTGTTGCTGCGCCGCTGCCGCGAGCGGCTGATAAAACCAGTTCATCACGCCACCTGGCGGATGGACCAGCCAATGCTGCGATCAGTTCCCGAAAGCTTGCGGACCTGCACATCCCAGCCGTGCATAAGGGTCACCGATGGAAACACCAAGCCGCGTACTGACGTGCCGGACACGACGGCTTGATGCAGTTCGACTTGCGACCCGCCAGCCGTGACCTTTTCGTAAATCGTGACTTCATACTCCTCAGTCACGGTCATGCTGGAGAAGTCCACGAACACCTGATACACCCCATCCACCGTGATCGGCGTCAGGGACGTGGAGTTGTTGGGCAGGCTGTAAAGCGTCGTCCCGATGGTAGCGCTGTTCTCGTATGCCGCTGAGATTGCCATGCGTCAGCCTCCGGCTCCGTAGGCCGCGATGTTCAAGACCTGCGCGGTGCCCGAACATTGACCGCGCGCATAGATGCTCGCCCCAGACGGCACCGCCAACTCGCACCCGGCGAAAATCGGGCACATCGTCGCCACCTCTGCCGATGTCGTCACGAAGATCTGGTTCTGGAGCAGGATGTCGAAGTTCGTCCCGTCCCCGACCGCCAGGTCCAGCGCGTAAGTGACCGAGCTGTGGGTGATGTTGCTCGACGGGATTTGCGCCCCGATCTGCCAGAACCAGCACTTCCGCGACACCGTGCCGAGAAGCGTCCAAGACCCCTCCGCGCTGGTGCCAGACGTCACCGACGTTCCCGTGGGCACCGACACGCCCACCGACTGGACATACGACGCGGACTTCACCATCCCCGGGTTGAGAGGCCGCTCATACGCCTGGATGTAGACGCTGAACGTCGTCGTGACCGTGCTTTGCGCCCGAATGGCAACGCGCGTCCCGGACGGGATGAAGATCGGAAAGTAATACCACAGGCCCGAACCCGTTGCCGTGAAGCTCTGCGCATTCCCCCCGATCAGGTCCGGGATCAGAACGACCTCGCTGCTCGCCGCCCCAATCCCGATGTCTACAACCGTGTTTCGGCTCGCCCCCGATGTGTTGTTGCCGCTGATGTTGATCATCAGCCCGTAGCAGTCATCCGTGAGCGCCGAGATGGCCTGCACCCATGACCCCTTGGAGCCGACCGCAGGCGTGACCGTGGTGCCCTGCGCCGCCGCTGGTCGCGCGTTGTGGTTATCCTGGATGAGGCCGAAGCCACCCGACGGGATAAAGAGCATCAGAGGGTAAAGACGCCCGCCGCGTCAAACGTAAGGTTGATGTTTCCGCCGTTCGGCGTGACCGGCAGGCCCGTGACGCCCGTGTCGATGTAGGCAACAAGCCGCGAGGTGCCCGCAACGCCGGTGTCGATGTAGATCACCAGCGCCTCGACCGAGTTGCCCGAAACCGCCGTCCAAGATGCATCTGCCGCGTCGAAAGTGCCGTTGGTGAATGTCTTGGTGCCCAGCGTCTGATCCGTGCCCACGCGGCCCGACAGCGACGACAGGAATTCATGCGCGCTGGAGTAGGTGTAGGTGCCCGTATCGACCAGCGCGATCTTCACCGTCCCGGACGACATGTTGGTGTTGGAAGACCCGTTCAGCAGGGCTTCCTTGTATTTCGGGTAAATGGCGTTCGCCATGTCAGTTCACCATTGCGCTACGGACGCCCATCGCGCGCCCTGTTTCGTCCCGCACGATTTCCTTCGGCGCGGACATGGCCGCCGCCATCGCGGCAATCGCCTGCATCATCTGCTGCGTGTCCGCCGCCTGCTTCTCGGTCGAGGCCATCACCATCTGCATCAGCGGGGCCAGAGCCTGCTGCAGCGGCACCGCCAGCACCGTGGCCAGTTCCGCTGCCTGTCCGGCCATCTCGCCCTGCTTGGCCGCGTTTTCGCCCTGAACCCGCATGGATTCCACGGCGATTTGCGCCTCCTGGAGCGCGATTTCCCGCTCTTTCAGGGCAAGTTCACGCTCCTTCAGCGCCAGTTCCGCTTGCGAAATCTGCCCGCTTTGCTGCAGTTCCTGCTGTTTCAGCCCGAACTCGGCCTGCTTTTCCTGAACCTTCATCTGCATGTCGGCCTGCTTGGCCTGCATTTCGGCTTCGGCCTTCTGCGCCTCGGGATTGGGCGGCGGGTTGGCGGCCAGTTCCTTCGCCATCTCCACAAGCTTGTCCAAGGCGTCCTCTGCCGTCTTGCCGAGGTTGAACTGCTTGGCGAAAGCCCCATAAATCTCGGCCACAGGCTCGCCCGCTTTCGGGCTGGACTGCACCACCGGAGCCATGGCCGCGAAGTAAGCACCCGTGCCCTGCAGGAACGCTGACATTTCCTCGCGACCACGCTCCAGGTCCGCCTGGATGGTCGAATTGCTCTCGACGTCGATGCGGTAGTGGTCCAGCGGCTGCTGCAGAAGCGGCAGCGCCTCTTGCGGGATTTGCAGGCCGGACAGCTTTTGCAGCGTTTGCGGCGAGAAGTGCAGGCTGATCAGTTCCGCCGTTTTCACGAACAATTCACGCACAAGGCGCTCGATCATCCGCTGCATCTTCTTGATGCGCAGGCTGCCCCATTGCGTCTTGATCTGTTGCGCCGTGGCCGTTTCCGACGCCGCGCCTTGCCCCCGGATGATGTCGGAAATCCCGGTGATTTCGTAGATTGCCTGTTTCGTCTGCTCGCGCTGGACGTTCAGTTCCCGGATGACCTGAATGATGCGGTCGATCGGCCACCACATGATGGCCTTTTCCAGCCCGCCCTGGGCCATGATGTTTTCCATGTCGGACAGCGGCACGATGTCGCCATCATCCGCATCGGCAAGCTCGTCCAGGTCGCCGTTATCCCCGGCAATCGCGCCCTTGGCCTTGAGAACCTCGGTCAGCCCGCGAATGCGGCGGGTGATCATGTCCAGTTCTTCCGCAAGGGTCTTGTAGACCTCATACGGGCAGACCGGCGTCATCTTGCCCGTTGCCGTGATCGGCTGCACCGGGGTTGCGCAGGGGAAGAAGCCCGACAGTTTCAGCGGGTCCGGCTTGATGCTCAGGACCTTGTGCGTCTCGTCCACGATGAAATAAACGTTTCCCGTCTCCTTGCACCAGATTTCCCAGATGTGGACGTCGTCCTTGCTGTCGTCCGCCTTGGCGTCCGGGTCACGCTGGATTTGCGCAAGCTCCGGGTCCTCGATTTTCTCCATCACATCTTGGGCGATGCAGTGACGGAACGCGACCCACGGGACTTCTTTCCACCGCGCGGCTGGCCCCATGCGGAAATCCCGCCAGCTGACGACCTCGTATTCCACGCGCTCGTTCGTGACCACGCCCATCGGGTCCACGTCCGCGTCGAACTTCATCCGCACGACGCCGCGACCGGCCACGAACACGTCTTGGGCGCACTGCTCGACTTCCGCATCCATGCGGCTGTCGTCGATCAGCGCCATGATCGCGCGCTCGTAGATGTCCGCCACGACCTTCGCGACCGGATCGCGGTTGTTGTGCCGGGGCCGAATGTCCGGCTTGCCCGCGCTGTTGTAGATGCTCGGGACGATGGTTTCGACGTTGCTGTGGACGATGTTGAACTCGGGCACTTCGCCCGTTTCGCTGTCGTCGCAGCCCGCCAGGAACGCCTTTTCCGCAGCCTCGGCGGACTCCACCCACTTCTCTTCGCGCTTGTCCGCAGCGGCGATGCGCTCCAGCCACTTCGCGCCTAGCTTGTCCAGATCCTCGCGGGTGTATGCGGGCTTTTCGGCTTGCGGCTCGTCGTATTCAGTCATCGCCGCCCCTTTGCCTTCCGCCGCATCATCGCTTCCACGGCTGCCCTGACGTCCATGTTGCCCACGACCCGCCCATTGGGCAGGACCTGGTATTGCAGTTCCTTCGGCTGCACCGGCTTTTCGGCCTTGGGCACAACCTCTTTCCACGCCAGCCCGAGGTAGCGGAATGCGGAGCCGATATGCTCGGCCCAATCCTTCACGGGCGTCTCGCGGAAGGTCTTGCGCTCGTCATCCCAATCGCGCCGGTAGTTGCGCAGGCCCTCGATCCCGGCGTTGACGCGCTCGGTATCGCGGAACAGCGCCGCGTTGATCGTCGCCCGGCCTGCCTGCAAGCCATCTGCCACACTCACCATCGGCAGGCGCTTTGGCTTGCGACCCAAGGCCTGCAGCGTTTCTAGCCGCGTTCGCTTGCTGCCCCATTCAGTAGCAATGATATCGTGCGGGACGTAATCTGTCCCGTTGTAGCCGTGGGCGTCCAACCATCCGACCCAATCTGCCAGGTCGTCGCTGTCTGGGGCGTAGAAATCGACAATTCTGGGTCGTCCATCGACAACTTGAAAACACCAGATTGGGTTATTGACAGCCTTGCCCAAGTCCCATGCGGTATGGACCGGAAGGTCAGGATCGATATCGAACTCATATATCCGCCCTTCGCGCTCCGCCTTGTTGACCTCTGCGCCCCAATACGCCCCGACCATCGCGCCCGCGAAGGAGCAGAGATATTCCTGCTCGAACATCGCAAGGCCAAAGTCGATGCCGTAGAGCGCCTGGTATTCCTTCAGGCTCTCGTCCAGCTGTGCTTGCGTCAATGCGCCGGTATCGTGGACGCTGGACACCTCTGCAAACCAGCGCGGGTTGTCGCGCGCCATGTCGTACATGGCTTTCGCGTGGTTCTTGCCGCGCGGCGTGGTGATGAACGCGGCCCAGCCCCCGTTTTCCTCGACCATCGGGCGAATGTAGCCCCACGATGACGGGTTGGCCAAAGCCCATTCGCTGAACACCACGCCCGCGATGCCAGCTCCCACAAGGCTGTCGAACCGATCCGATCCGATGATCTGCCAGGTTGATCCGTTGACCAGCCGCAGAAACATGGCCTGTTCGTCGCGGCTGGCCACGATTTCCGGCGGGAAGGCTTCGTCAATCCTGCGCTTGCCAGTGTGCGGGTTCACCGCCGTCCAAAGCGCCTTGCGGCCTTGTTCGTAGAGCGGCAGGCAGTGCCAGTACGACGCCTTGCGGGCCAGCGCCTTTGTCCGCGTGACGTTCAGCGCGATTTCGTCCTTGCCCCAGCGCCGGTGGGCGATTTCGATCAGGCGGTCATGCTTGCCGCTGACCCATGCTTCGTGAAACGCCCGCTGATAGGCGCGGACGCGAAAGACGTGTTCGGTCACTTGCCCTTGGCTTGCGCCATCATGCGCTCATAACGATCAGACGCGGCCCGAACCTGTTCCGGCGTCAGGTTGCGCAGCGACGGAAAGTCCTTGGCCTTCGCCTCGTCGTAATCGCGCATCAGCTCATCGGTGGTTTTCATCACTTGCCCTCGTAGACCGTGCGGAACACGATTTCGCCCGCTTCGCCACTGCCCTCGATGTGGTTGTGGTTCAGATCGGGCAGCACTTTGCGCAGCAAAGCAACACCGGCTGTGACTTGGGTGCCGCTCATTTCGCGGCGTCCTTCCACATGCTCAATCAAGGCGTTGAGGATGTTGCTGTTTTGGATTTTAACCCGGTGGCTGTCGTCCATGCGAAAGCCCGGGGGTCTTCCCTTGCCTGCCATACCTCAGCACTTGCGGCCAGAGCCGCCCTTTTTCTTGCCCTTGGCTTTCATGGGAGCCTCCAAAAGCAAACGCGGACCTCTTTTCAGAAGCCCGCCTGCGATTATGGGAAGTGTGCACGGATCGGCGCGCAAGTCAAGTGGTTGCGGTATCATTTGGTAACTACGCAATCCTGAGCGTGATCCGCTGGCCCTTGATGCCCTCGTTGACGCATTCCAGCGTGGCGAGGATGCCGGTCCAGTTTGTGATGGGCTGGTCATCCACGACAGCTGCGATGGTTGCGGAGCGCGCGGGGCGGTCCACGTAGTCGAGCCACCCTTGCAGCGTCATCCAAGCGCGGATCGCGGCGCGGTCGCGTTCTGCGGGTTCGCGGTCGTCATGCGTGAAGCTTTCGGTGGTGAAGACCTCGGACGGGGCCAGGATGCGCAGGCATTGCGCATGGCGGTTGGGTGCACCGATGGCCCGGTCATAGGCAATCCAGACGCGGCGAATGTGCTGGACGGCCTGCCACAGGTCTGACTGCCGGGTGGCCGGGGCGTCGCTGCGTATGCGCCTACCCACCGCACAGCCCATGATCGCGTCGCTGACGGCCTTTCGGTTTGCCGGGGTGTCTTCCATGCCCGCGATGCGGAGGCGCGCTGTAATGGCCGTTTCCGGGGCAGGACGGGCCTCCAGATCGGTGCGGCGGCCCTGCGTGGCCGGCTGCGGCACTTCCGCGCCCCCCGGCAGGGTGATGCGGGCCTTCTTGCGGCGGCGGCGTTCGGCAATCGACGTCATGCGGGTTCTCCGATCTTGATCCACAGGCCCTTGCCGTCACAGGCAATGCGGACATCCAGGATGCGCTGGTTGTAGCGATAGCCCCGGTGCAGCTCCCAAATGCTGCCGCCGCGTTCTCCGACGTATTCCCACCCGGCTTTAGGCAGGTCGCGCTGTTCGCGCCGGTAGGCGAGCGCGCGCTTTGTGCGGTCGGTCACTTTCATTCTGCGGCCTCCTTAAGCTTCCAAACGATCCGGCGGCCCATGCGCACAAAGTCGGCCACGCCATCGGCCCGCAGAAGACCCAAGGCGTTGCGCATCTGGTTTTCGCTGACCCGCAGGTGTTCCCGGATTTCGGTTGACGTGAAGTCGCCGGTGCGGATCAAGTCCAAGGCGAGGTCCGCCAATTCATCCCGGCGCGCGTCGGCTGCGGCCTTGCGGTGGAGGTTGACATCGCTGCCTCCGGATTGGCCTTCGACCCGGCCCCAGGTCTTGGCGAAGCGGGCGCGCACAAGCTTTGCCTCCTCTGCCATGGAAAGCTTGGGGGCGAGCGGCTTGGTCGGTGCCGGTGGCGGCATGACTGCCCGTATGCTGACGGTGCGGCAGTTGTGGAGTTCGATGGTCATGCGGCCCTCGCGAGTTGTTCAAAGGCTTTGACGGCCTTGCTGACGGTTGCGACCGAGTAGCCCGTGGCGCGGGCCGCCTCGTGCATGGAGGCGTAACGCTTGCCCAGGAACGTGCATGGCTTGCCGGGACGGCCACCGCGCCGCACCCCAAGCCCGGTGTCATCAATCCGGCCCGCGTCCAGCGCGTTGCGGATGGTCTTTTCCGTTACCCCCAAGGCACGGGCTGCGGCCCGCTGGCTGGGGTAGAGAACGCCGCGAATGCGGACAGGGCAGGAGCCGTAGCGGTTGGAGACGATATTCATTCCGCCGCCCCCGGAATCCGCTTGGGCTTAAACCCGACCTCAGCCATGATTTCGGCGGCACGATCTGCGCTGAGCTTTTCGCGCGGCGGTTCTTGCGGCTCCTGCCTTTTGACCGACCGGACAAAGGCGGCGCGGGCCTCCATGATCTTGCTGATGATGTGCCCCTCGTTCGGCATGGAATTGGGGCGGTCGAGAACGGCGGCGCGGCAAGCTGCCCTGATTTCGTCCAGCGGGTAATCCTGCAATGCGTCCATCCAATCCATGACGATGCGGTCATGGGCGGCACTATTGCGGTCGCGTTCCCATCCAAAGCGGTCCAGCTTCTTCGCCAAAACCTCCAACTCCACCGCGACCATCGCCCGGTGCTGGGCCAAGTCCTGCAAGCCGAGCGATTTGCTCAAGGGCAGGATCAACCCGTTTGCCGCCCGTGGTAGGTCCCGATATGCGATTTCCGTTGCCATGCCCTTTTTCCTTCGCCGCTCGTATCCAGTTTCGCCAAGTCGCCAGCCAATCCAGCTTCACGCCGTTAGGCCCGGCCCTGGCCGTCCAGTAGTCTTTGAACTTGTCCGCCTCCGAACGTATCGCTTCCCGACCCAAACCTTGGGAAAGCGCCCATTCGCCCCATTCCATCGGGAGAAACCAATCAGCGGAAAGGCGAGTGCCCCGCGCCTTTTTTTGAGAAGCGTTAGCTTCTCTTTTTTCTCTATCTGGTTCTGGTTCTGGTTGCTTAGGCCCGGCTTTATCAAAATCAAAGCCCGCCTTTTGTTCATGTTGTTTGTTTTCAATGGCTTTCGGGCGACCGCCCTTTTTCCCGGCTTCCGACCGGCGGCGCGAGGTTTCGTCTACCTTTTCCCATTCCTTGCGCAGCCTCGGGCTGTAAACACGCCCATTCGCGCGCTTGAAGAACTCGGCCATAAGCGGCGCGATGACCTTTTCATAGACCTCGGCAGTCACGCGCATCCGGCGCGCAATCCATGCCGGATCGTCGGGCAAGCTGCATCCTGGCGTCATCCACATCAGGCGCAGAAGGCGGTTGTATGCCCCGTCTTCCTCCAGCGTCAGGTGCGACGTGTCGGCCTCAAAGTCGGCTGGATACATGGGGAAGTAGGGGACGCTCACTTAGCGGCCTCCACCCTTGCGCGGGCCACCTTCACCCCATGCCAGATCGTGGTGTGGTCGAGGCCGAAGAAGCGCCCTATGGACGGCAGGGAATGCCCAGCGTCGGCCATCAACATCATGGCATACTGGCGCGGGCGGACTATCTCCTGGCCCTTGCTGCGGCTCTTCAGCTCCGCCAGCGTAAGGCCATTGTCGCCAGCAACTTCCGCCGCGATCTGCGCCATGTTCCGCGACATCGGTTCCATGGCGCGCGGCGGCGGTGCGACCCGGCCTAGCGCCCGCGACAGATCGCAGATGATTTCGTCTTGCGCTAGTAGTGCGGCTTCCAGCCGGTCGAGACGGCCCTCTAGGAAGCAAACCCGGTCAAAGATACCAGCGCGGCGCGTGTCCGCTCTTTGTTCACGGTTGCCAGAATGGCCGGATTCGTCATAATAGCTGCCATCAGGTGGCATTCGCGGACCCTCCTACGGTTCGCTGTCGCTTAGGGCCGCGCAGGTGTTCCACCACCTGTTGCGGCCCGCTCATTTTCCAGCATTTCCCCGGCAATTGCAATAGCTTGCTCAAGATATTTCCCCACGAAACGGTATTCCAATTGCCTCCAGCGCCTCCCGGATATTGCACACGACAGCCACCGGCTTTCCCCGCCAGGCGTCGTGCCATATCACTTGGGCTTCGGTCTTTTTGCGGGCTGATGGCGGCTTGTTTCCGTCCTTCAATTCCAAAAGGAACGTATCCCCACGAAATCCCACCATTAGATCAGGACAGCCCGCGCCAACCGAATGGAGTAGCTGGACGCTGCACCCGATCTGACGCAATGCGGCCACTATCTCGGATTGGTTCTGATCGACCTTCGCAGCGCGTCTCACTTCAGCCCCTCTTTCAGTATCGTTTGCACCCGCACGTATTTGGCCGCATCCTCGCGGCGGCGGTTGTTCAGCCGCTCGGCCCGGCGGGCCACCATCACGTCGTAGTTATCCGGGAACACGCGGCGATCTTGCCGGTTGTCGGTTTCGGGGAGGCTCGGCCTTTGCACCGGATCGGCGTAAAAAATG